GTTTTGGTTGGGTGCTGAGGTACTAAAATCATAAAAACCTTCTTCATCAATATCAAAAGCTGGTGTTGGCTCTAATGCTGGTGCTTGAGAGTATGACACCCCTTGCACAAATCGGGCCAAGGCTTTGATATCTCTGTTAGCTAAGATCACTAGATTTTGATTGTCAATGAACACTTTCTTTATGTTCTCTGTACTTTCCACGCTTTTAATGAAGGCAACAACGTCATCTAGCAGAGGGTGATCATTAAAAGTTCTAGTGACCACATCAAAGACGGGATCAGATGAGAAATCAAAACTGTCAGAATTAGAGTGTAATAAAGAATCTAATCCCTTGGACACTTGCCAATCCATTTTGTCTAGATCCTCATTATTGAGAAACTCAAGTCCACTGCCGTCAAAAGGCACTTCAGTTAGACCTTGGAAAGCTGACTCCCCGGTGTCTAAGTTAGGATTGTAGTCAAAGTTGAAACCAAAGTCCAATATGCTGATGCCTGCTTCTTGCTCTTCTTCCCTAATGTTGTGAACAGGAACAACCAGAGCTGGGCGAGTCAAAGCTTGTTCGAAACCTAAAACTCGACGAATTGAAGTATTTATGTACCGCTTCATGAAAGTTTTTAGGGTGGGAATGGATATTTGATCTATGACAGCATCCTTATTTCCACTCCACTCTGCTGCAATGTGTCTTGAAAAGTACTTAAAAAATTCATACTTGTCCATAGCTTGTTGATCAATCCAGGCTTTAAAGAAAGTGTCAGTAATTGGGTGTTTGACTTTTGTTCCACAAAAGTCTGAATCTCGAAATGAAAATCGCAGGATGGTAGCGTCATTATGCACTTTGTAACCTTTCTTTCTAAGTCTAAGGCTAGAGTCTCTGACTTGTAGATACAAATCATCATGGTTGAAGCGTTGAGCCTCATGCCATTGTGTATCTTCCACTTCAACGGGAATACCTTTCTTTGTATCATATCTCATGATTCTACCATCAAAAGCATACTGTTTTTGAGTTTTGTCTTCCCCAATTTTCCATTGATTATCAGAAAATAAGCCTGGTAAAAGGATTTCAAGTTCTCTGAGATGTCTTCTAGAGTCAACAGTAATCTTTTTGACCATGTTATTGACAGCAAAAATTGCGACCCTGGTTTGACCAATAGTTCCTCTCCATGTTCCTGGCCCGTAATAACCAGGCTTAAAGTCATTTTCCTTAATCAAATGAGCAAGTGACAAAAAACGTCTCTTGTAACCTCTATAAGTTTTGCAGAACTTTTGTGGCTGACTAAACCATCCTATCAGTCCACATTTTGTCGCCATGATGTCATTTTGCAATGTTTGGATGTCATTTTTGTAGTGGTCCTTGCAGAACTTGGAAAAGATTTTCAAAACTGACAGCCTTTCATCCAATCCAGTTTGTTCACTCAAGGACCCACTCACTAGGACTCTTTTGGCTAGATCTTCTCTACAAGGTTCAGTGATTGGTAAATGAAAGATACTCATTAGAGGATGAACATAATCAAACTTGTTGAATTGCCTCATTTCTTGCCTCTTGTTCATTGTTCTTAATTTTGTATCTGGCCAAAATACCCTTGTGATAGTTGAATAAATGTTATTGTCCCCTGTTCTTTTAGCTGAACTAGAAGTCAAAAAAACTTTTTTATCTTCCACAGTGAGTCGTGAAACCACATTAAAGACCTCTATGCACGATGAAGCTCTCAAGCTTTCGAATGTTTCTTCATAGGTGTCCTTGAGCCAGCTATAATTTGCCTTATATTGAGTCCACACTGTGTTAAAGTAATCTCTAGTGGACTTGATTCTATCTATGCCCATCCATTTTTGCCTTACCATATCAATTAAAGGGTGAGTGAACTCTTTGGATTGTTCAAACACTAAGACATGGCTTCTAGCACGTCTTTTAAGTTCAACTGGTTGGAAAATGCACTCATTCATCAAATTAGTAGTGAAATCGTCTAACTTCCTATATTGATCCAACAGTGGGAACAGCATTCGTAAATGATTTTCCCGTAATGTTGCTAGATTCCTTCTTGCATTTCTGATACCTTCTCTTAAGAGGTAGATGACAGACTTCTTTTCACTTTGTTCATAAGACCAACCATGACCGATTGACACAACGTGTTTATTAAGGATGTACACACTTGCAGCCATTAATCTAGCGAGAGGACAAAATCGTGAGATTGAAGAAACTACCCCTGGTGAGCAGAACATTGCTGCCAAACGCAATTTAGTCTCATCCCAGTCTGCTGCCCTCATCTTAAATAATGTTTCTGGATTCTTGTCAAGATCCTCACGCCATGACTCTTTCATGTGAAGACTATCAAAAAACTTCCTAAATAGTTTTCTGTCTCCAAATTGAACAGACAATCCCCTAATCATGGTCCCAAACCTAGAAGTTATGCCGAAAGTTGCCTCAGTTCTATCTTCCAACCAATTCCTGACATGCTTAGCAAATCGAGAGATGGAGCACAATTTGTACAAAGCATATTTGAAACCTACTAAACCACATAATGATGCTGGCTGGAAAATGAAGAAGCCTAAACTTGGATCTGGTAAGTCTAACCATAGTTTAGAAGCCTCTGCAAATACAGGTGACATTGTAGATCCCATGAGTGTGTAGTGCAGATGGGCTTGTGAGTATTGAAGCAGAAAACAGTGATAGGTTGTGCCTCCACCTTCCAATACTGAAGTGATTAAACTAGAGAAATTTTCTTGTCTTTCCACTAAACATTCAGTCATTGTTAAAGCTAAACTTGCTACTTCCCATCTGAAAGTAGGCCTAACCCAACGTTCTCTGAAGAACCATTCACTATTGAATTCCCCCACTTCATACAAATCATTGGTTGTTTTTTCTTTACTAGGATAGATTCCTGCATAATATCCTAATTCTTCTTTCATTCTTAAGAATATTCTGGCAAAGTATAAACTAAAACGTTGTTTTTTCAGCTCAAAACCAAAAGCCTCATCATCCCATAAAACAGACACATAAAACTCAGAATCATCAGAACTCTCTTCTGTGGAGATTACACATTCTCCTTTGGCATATTTTCTCATGAATGATTCAGTTAGCTCTTTGTTGGTGTATTGAAGCAACACTTGAAGCATGCTTGATGTGTAATGTAAAATGCCCTGCACCATGCCAGACTTGATTGTCATGAAAACGTCTCCTGACTTCATGTAAGGAGCATTTCGTTTACCAAAAAAGACATCTCTGATCTCAATGAAGGTTTCTTGAGTCACAATTTGTTCCCCAGAAGAGAAGAAACAAGAAATCATTTCTGGTGGTAGCATTATCTGTTTCTTCAGCCATAAAGACATGGCAGAAAAGATGAAGTTGAAGTATTGCTTGGGCACTAATTGAGTCATCAGTTGTGCAAATTTAGTCACCAAGTGGGTCTGATTCCACTTGCTGGCATCGCCAGCTTGTGATATGGTGATGTGAGATTTACCAGTTTGTCGAACTTTATAACCATGCTTTAATGGAATGCGGTACTTATTGTTAGGGTGAGTCATCACTTCACTGTCAAAGTAGTTGCAACATGTCTTTGCTATTCTTTCTAAGAATAACTGCACCACTCGCGCAGCTATCTCTATGACATAAATTTCTCGTAGACCACCGTGTTGAGGTTTCTTGAAAAGATCCACATAAATGTTGCCTTTGTGTTCTAAGAATTTTAGGCAATATTTTAAAAGAGTGAGTGGTTCTTCTATTGTTTCATTTTGATCATTCAGGTACTCTCTAATATCTAGCAAAGCTGTTACAACTCTAGGTCTTGACAAGCCTGCACCTTCGTCTAAGAAGTTTTTGAATTCTTCTTCTGTTAAGATTGAATTAGATTGGCCTTTAAACTTAGCTGATGCTTTAAGTGTGGCCATTAATTCCATGTCAATTGCCGACCAAGATTTCTTTATGTCTTGGTCTAACTGTTCTTCCCAGAGTGGTCCTATCATGTTGTAAAAGTGCTGACGACCTTTTGCTGCTAATGTCTTAATGAAAGCAGGTGAATACTCATGCCAGGTAGGCTTTCCCTCAGGCTCTGTCATGTGCATAACTGAGCACCTCAAATTTTCTCGGAATTTCTTTTCATATGTGATTATCTTCTCAGCCAATTTAACTGCAGCATTCTTCTCTGACTTCAGATCCTTTGAGACTACATACCCAAAATAGAACTCATCTATCTTTTGGCTCACATCAGACAGAGGTAAATTGCTAATTAAATCAAAGAAACCTTGGGGTTCTCTAGGATCCCAGACATCTAAACCTGAATCTATCTGATCACAAGCATCACAGAGCTTCTTTAGATAAAAAATCTGAAGTCTAGATCTGAAGACTGTTGGAAACTTCTTGATTACTTTTCTGGCATTCCTTTTGTGATCTGGTAGAGTGAAGGCTTCCATGAATGCGTATCTACTCAATGTGATCAATTCTTCTGTCATGGATTTATTTTCTAGAAATACCAACCATTGAAATAGAAGATTCATCCTAAACATTGTATCTTTCTTCCAGTCAAACCTTTCCATGTTATCAAGCGGAACTTTGCAACGACGGAGACCAGATATGAACAGTGTCAAGCACATTGATTGGGCTTTCATCAAGTGGTCCATCCTGTCTATCATAACACTCTTGAATTCCGTGTAGTAATACTTATCAGTTTCTTTCAAGGGGGTAAAGATTGTTGAATTACTTAATGAAGACCCTGAACCTTTTCTCATTAGAATAGAGAAGAAAATATGAGAACTTGAGTTCGTAGGTTTAATCAAGAGCCAGCATTTAAAGTGTCTCAGAGGTTTTATGATGAATTCACCATTTTTTACACCTGATTTGTAAGAGGATGTTAGTTCAGATATCAGTGCTGTTATGAAACTAGCATGCTTATACATTGCAGTTCTCTTAAACCTTTCCAACAACTTGATTCCTGGTGAAACTTTCTTTTGATTGCTTAAACCTTTGCAAGCAGAATCATGAAGCCGATTGTAAGTATCTTGGTATAAAGCGCTTGCTGTTGTTAGTTCACCAGACTTCAATTGAGCGGAGTACATTTTATCCACAGTTCTCTTAATGCTTTCATCAATCTTCTTCAATAAATGAGTGCTTCGCTCAATGTTAGGTAACTTCTTGTAAAAGGAGTCTGCTATTTGCATTCCTTTCTTCAGAAGTTGTTCCACTGGCAAGTCATAAAAGAAATCTGATACCTCCTCTAAGTAATCAGTGCTATTGATGAAATCATTTATGTCATCAGTTGGAACGCCAAGATCAAAACCATTTTTATCTCTTTGCTGTTTCTCTAAAACCTCACCCCATTGCCTTTCTTTGGCTTCAACACCATGAAGTGCTAAATGTAACTTTTCTTCAAATTCAAGATCAACTCTAGCTTTGAATTTATTCAAGTTAGCCTTTGGAACTTGCATAGTTGGGTCTAGAGCTTCTGCCATGAGGAATTCAACATTTTCTTCTGTTATGTTCACATAACCTAATTCTACTTTTTTCATCACTTTATTCACGAAACGGGCCATTGGAGGTAAGTCCTTTTCCAAAGAGCACTTAGTTATTTCCATTATGTCTGCTCGCCTTCTATAACCTGGCTTCAATCGAGGTAAGCAGCCTGGGACAACTGTAACTCGCTTCAGATCCCCACGAATGCTTAAGGGCAAAAGCCCCTTTTCTTGCCTATCCTTAGTGAGGATTCGATTGTCCCTCATCAGTTCCTCAAAAGATGTGCCCACCTTTAGGTTGAGAGTTTCCTCATCGTCGGATCTCGTTTCATCATTGGTCCTCTTGATTGACCTGACAAAAGCATTTCTAACAATGTCACCAAGAATACCCAAGTTCTCTTCTCTCATCATGCACAAGCGTGCAAACCCTTGAGAGAAGTATTCATCATCGGTGTGGAGTACCAGGGATGTTAGATAAGCATGAATTTTAGCATGGCTTTCTAAATCAATAGTGCCATAAAACCATGAAGATAAGGTAGTGAAACTAATGTCAAGGTCCATTAATCTTGTGATGATGAACCGTTGTTGAATCAGACTTGCCAATTCTAGAGATAAAGGGGCATTTGTCCAAATAAAATTTAAGCCAACTACAATGATGAAGTATACAATTCTTCTTTCTGGCTTGGCTCTATCCTGCAAAGCAGTTTGATATTTTCCAAGTTTATTATTGTAAGCTTCAAAGCCATGAACATATTCAAAAGATTTTACTGTTGTGAATTCCATCACAAATGTGAGACCATCTTGACGATTGACTATGATATCTGGACTCAGTATGTCAAAACCATTATCTTTGTAACCAAAAGCCTTGAATAAAGGCACATCCGACTTGGTGCTAAGTAGACCTAAAGGAAAGTCATGGTGGAAATTTCTCGCATCTTCCTTGAACACCTTGAGTATAGTTCCCTCCTGGTAACTTTCTGGCTTCTGCAAAAACAAAATAGTACAGCTTTGTTCCTCAAGAGTGTCTGTCACAACGGTCCGATAAGGAGGTAGCTTTAAGGGTTCATAATTGATTAATTGGGGCGCAGGACATTGATATTCCGAGCCATCATCGTAGTGAGAGTGTAGTACAGTAACTAAATTACTTGAAAGGGTC